GGCCGGATCGCTATTACGGGTAAAAAGATTACCGTTAAAACAGCTGATTCTTATCTGATAAACGACCGTAAGCCTTATAGGAACGTCTATTTTGATGAGGCTTTCGTCGTTCACGCAGGATATGTTGGTTTAATTAGCGGTTTCGCGAAATGTGATACAATCCATTGCTATGGAGACCCAAATCAGATACCCGCTCTTGCTCGTGTCGCTGGTTTTCGTTTTCACGCTAATACTATACAAGCTAGTAGCTCGGATTTCCAAAATATTAGTAAAAGGTGTCCTCTCGATGTGTGCCGTGCTATCAATAAACATTATCTGAAAATTTCTGCTGGCAAAACGATCACAACCAAGAACCCTCAAACTATTTCTATGGAGGTTATCAAAATTGCTAATCTCGGATGTGTCCCTGCCCATTCTGATGTTCACTACGTCGTTTGGACGCAATCTGAGAAGAAAACTTTACAAAAATCGCCGGCTTTTAGAAATGTTAAAACTATCCATGAGAAACAAGGCAGTACCGTTAAAAACTTAGCGCTCATACGTCTGAATACTAAAACTATTCCGCTCTTTGAAAGTACCCACCATGCTATTTCCGCCATCACTCGCCACACACGTAGTTTTAAATATTACACAATTATTCTCTCACGTTCCGACGCGGTTCAACGACTTATCTATGACGCTCCTGATGTCCCACTTAAACGTTTCCTCGATGAAGACCCTTTTGATAAATGCTGGGATGATCGAGCTGGGGGTATCGGATATGTTGAAAGACTTATAAAACCCCGTGTTGTTTATGATCAAAGAGGAGTTGATATTCGTGAAGAACACCTTCGTCTAAACGCGCATATACCTATCAACGCTAACATCTACAAAAGGTACTCGCGTAAATGTGAGTATATCGGAAAGAATTTCGTAGGTACATCCGCAGTTCTCGCTCCTGTTACTGATAATATCCGTACTGCACAGTTATCATATGACCTAGCAACAGGTCACCCGGCAGAGTATGATGAGAGTTTTCAATCAATGCAAGTCGAACATGGTGATGTGGAGTTAAATCTCTCAAACCTCAAATGGAAACGTGAAAGGAACCGTTTGGATTTTAAACGCACTTTCAATGAAAAATTTGATGTCCGTTCGCACTTGCGTACTGCCCAACCATTCCCTAGACCTAGGACAGCTAAACAAACCCTACTTGCGTTACAGAAGCGTAATGGTAACGCTTTTAGGCAATCAGCCCCTAAAGACCCGCAAAAGCTTGCGACAGACGTTATTACTTCCGTAATGGATACTATCGGAGTGCCAGATTGGAAACAGGTATCCCAAAGATTCACCGAAAATAGCATTTCTCTTTGTCGAGAGGCCATTGACGACTATCTGATTTCTGTCGGACAGTCTAAATGGCATAGTTTCGAACAACCTAGGAACGCTAATGAAACTAAGATTCTTGATGCAAGGGCTCTCAATAATTATGAATGTGTTATTAAGATTGAACCCAAAAACCGTTTATCTCCTGAGTCGCTAGGCGAATTCCAGCCATTACAAACTGTTATACATCACAAACCATTTGTTAACCTTATGGCTTCTTTCTTTAGGTTAATAACTGAGAGATTACTAGAAATACTTGACCCTAGGGTTTGCGTACAGATACGTAAAAGCATGTCTGACTTAGAACAGCACTTTGATAGATTCGTAGGTACTAAGAGTTTCAAAGCTTTCGAGAATGATTTCGGGAAATTTGACAAATCCCAATTTG